GATCTAAACTCTGATGCTCATGAGTATTTGATAGACTATTTGAAAACTAAAGTGTCAGGTAAATGTGATGCTTATATCATTGGGTAATCGGTAAAGGCCGTACAGAGGAGGTTCAAGTCCTCCCATCCCCATTGGCGAGAGCCCAGTACGCTGGATACCTTGAGCCGTCTAGACGGTGGGATAGACCACAAAAATGGCCAAAAAATTTCAGATCTGAGAAAAGTAAATCAATATCATTCTTAGAAATGGCACAACAAAATAGTACACTGACCACTAATATAACTAGTCCCGGTCAGTCGAACTCAGCTGGAGACAAGAGGGCGTTATACCTTAAATTGTTTTCCGGAGAAATGTTCAAAGGCTTCCAAAGGAACACGATAGCACGTGACCTTGTGATGAAGAGAACACTTACAAATGGTAAGTCAGTTCAGTTTATCTTCACAGGAAGAACAACAGCCGAGTACCACACACCCGGCAACAGCATACTAGGTAACTCCGATGGAGCACCTCCAGTAGCTGAAAAGACAGTGACTGTTGATGACCTACTTATCAGTTCAGCATTTGTCTATGAGCTAGACGAGACACTAGCACACTACGACCTACGTGGTGAGATCTCAAGAAAGATCGGTTATGCTCTTGCAGAGAAGTATGACAGAAAGATCTTCAGAGCAGTAACTAAAGCTGCTAGACAAGCTTCACCAATCACAAAGACTAACTTTGTAGAGCCCGGTGGAACACAGATCCAAGTTGGTTCAACATCACCTACTGGTTCTGACGCTTACGATTCTGTTAAGCTAGTTAATGCTTTCTACGATGCAGCTGCTGCACTCGACGAGAAAGGCGTATCTGGCGAAGGTAGAGTAGCTATACTCAACCCAAGACAGTACTACGAACTAATACAGAACGTAGAAACAAACGGCTTAATCAACCGTAACGAGAGAGGAGATGCAATTCAGTCCGGAAACGGCATCATTGAAATAGCTGGTATCACCATCTACAAGTCAATGAACATTCCTTTCTTCGGTAGATTCGGTACTAAGTTTGGTACAGCATCTACAACAAACCCCGGTGTTGCAGACCCCGGAAACACAGGCAGCTTCACAGAAGTTGTTATGGAAGACGAGACAGCTGGTTCATCTACAACTAAGACTGTTAACTCTTATGGTAATGGTAACTCCGACTTTGAAAACTCATGCGGACTTATCTTCCAGAAAGAAGCTGCTGCTTGCGTAGAAGCAATCGGCCCACAAGTACAGGTAACATCTGGAGACATTTCAGTTGTATACCAAGGTGACGTAATCTTAGGTCGCCTAGCTATGGGTGCAGATGCTCTTAACCCTGCTGCTGCTGTTGAGCTATTCGCTGGAACAGCTACAAAGCCCGGTTCTTTCTAATTTATATTTTATACGGGGGCTTCGGCTCCCCTTTTTTCTATGGCTACCACAACTATTGACACCGATACCGAACTATCCGCAGTGAACTCTATACTGGGAGCTATCGGACAAGCACCTCTAACAACTCTTAACTTTGATAACCCAGAGGTGTCATTTATATTTAACCTTCTTCGTGATGCAAACGTAGACACTCAATCAGAAGGTTGGCATTTTAATACAGAAAATCATGTAACCTTTGCAAGAGATGCAAACGGTAAGATAGCTATAGGTAATGACATATTATCTATGGACTTACATGATAATCAAGCAAGAAGAACATTTGACCTCGTACGTCGCAGTGGATTCTTGTATGATAAAATCAAACACACCGATGTATTTACACAGGACTTGGATCTTGACATTGTTAGATTATATAACTTTGAAGATCTACCTATTGTTTTTAGAAGATATATAATATATAGAGCTTGTAGAGTCGCAGCAACACAACTGGTTGCTAACGCTGGACTTGTAAAATTGCTAGGAATACAGGAGCAACAAGCAAGAGCAGCACTACAAGAGTATGAGTGCAATCAAGCTGACCACAGTATGTTCGGCTTTGAAGATGAATCTGCACACCAAACTTATCAACCTTGGAGAAACCTTAGACGATAATGACAGGACTTATAAACTTATTAATAGTAGCAGTCATGTGGGTGCAAGTTCCACAATGGTCTGATGATTGGGAGGTCTGTGCTGTAGACGTTCCTGATGCTGCTTGTCATTGGTACGTTGCAAATGCAGATAATACATTTGGTGAAGGTTTTGATTGGGAGACAGCACCTTGGTATAATGCAGAGGGACTAAATGATATAGCACCAATACAAAAACAAACAGTAGTACAAAAATTACAGGATATAGGTTAATGGCAGGCGTAACACAAACTATACCACAATACTCGTTAGGCATATCCGAACAGCCTGACAACTTAAAATTTCCCGGTCAGGTAACAGATGTAGTTAACGCTATACCAGATGTCACCAAAGGATTATTCAAAAGACCGGGTTCTAAAAGAATCGGAACTGATGCTTTATCTAGTGTGCAGAGTGGAGGTTCTTGGTTTCATTACTTTCGTGACGAGACAGAAGGATCATATATAGGTCAGATTGCAGCTGACGGTCAAGTCAGAGTCTGGCGTTGTAGTGATGGTACATTGATGACTACAGCTTATGGCACAGGTGGTCAGACAGCTATTACAAACTATCTAGCTACTAGCACGCCAGAGAATATACAAACTCTTACAATCAATGATACGACTTTTGTTACCAACCGTGATACTACTAATGCTAACACTCTCATTGGGACAACGGGAACTACAGATGATACACCAGATGCTCACTTCGCACTAGTTGAATTATTACGAACAGAAAACGGTAGGCAGTATGGTCTAAATATTTATGATGCAAGTGCTACTGGTAATTTAACTACAGTCAAACGAGCAACTAAAATAAAAATTACTGACAACAGCTATGACGAAGGCGATGGCTCAGGTCACTGCCCCGGTATAGGTACTGAAGTCTATGCTGCTACAGCTGCTGGTAGTTACGCATCTACTACTGGAATAGTGCATGTAAAAAACAGTAGTGGTACAACACTTACAACAGGTAAAACTAATTTAACATTTCGTGTTACAGCATTAGGGCAGCAAGGTGTCAGCCCTAACTACAGTGCATCCAATAACGGCCCCGGTGGTCAAAACTATAGATGTAGCTACAATATTGAAAGTGTATTACTACATGGTGGAGAAGGCTGGGATGTTGGTGACGTTGTTCGAGTTCATCCAGCACATGCAAGTACTGCTAGTGCATCAGATGGTCAAGCATACATTGATGTGACTGTAACTGAGATAGAGACAGTACAAGTTAAGGCCACATTAAGTAGTAATGGTGATGGCCTACTTAGACCAGCTCCTACACCTTTTGATGCTGATACAGCAGTTACAGCAGATACTATTCTTGGTGGTTTATTATCAGCTTTACCATCTGGTGTAACCGGAACTATTATTGGTACAGGTTTATACCTATCCAGTACAAGTGAATTTAACGTCGAGGTAGTCGAAGAAGATCTTATGCGTGTTATGCAAAGCTCAGTCAATGATGTTACTAAGTTACCTAACCAGTGTAAGCATGGGTATATAGTCAAAGTTGCTAACTCTCGTATGGCAGATGAAGATGACTATTATCTACGTTTTGATGGAGAGAACAATAGAGACGGTAATGGCTCATGGTCAGAATGTGCAAAGCCGGGTATAGCTAAGTCTCTGACTAACATGCCTGTTGTAATACAGCGTACAGCTACAACTACATTTACTGTAAAACAATTTACTTATCAAGATAGATTGGTAGGTGATGATGTAACTAACCCACTACCTACATTTGTAGGACAGCGTATCAATAAAGTATTATTCTTTCGTAATAGATTGGCAATACTGTCAGGGGAAAATGTCATAACGTCTAGGCCGGGTACATTAGGAACTCCTGATTTCTTTGTAGAATCAGCTCTTACAGTATCAGCTAGTGACCCTATTGATATATCTGCTGCATCTATGTTTCCTTCAGAACTATTTGATGGTATAGAAATCAATACTGGTTTACTTGTATTTAGTACAAACCAACAGTTCTTGTTATCATCTGACGATACAGTTCTCAATCCAGATACAGCGAAATTACGAAGTGTAGCTACATTTAATTATAATAAAAATATTGCTCCCATATCTCTTGGCACAACTGTTGCCTATGTTGATAACTCTAATAAATTTAGTCGTTTCAATGAAATGGCAAATGTAGCTAGAGAAGGAGAACCAAGCGTAGTAGAGGTCAGCAAAATTGTACCTACACTACTACCAAAAGATATAGACTTACTGACTAACTCAAGAGAAAACTCTATAGTTTTACTTGGTAAGACTGACAGCGACGTGGTGTTTGGATACAAATATCTAAATGTTGCTGACAAAAGACAACAGGCTGCATGGTTTAAATGGAAGCTCAATAATCCTTTGGTATATCATTTTATCATAGATGACGAGTATTTCTTTTTAGATAGTGACTACTACCTACAAAGCATCAGACTTATACAGGCTGACAATGACCCTAGCATAACTCAAGATGATGTCGACTTCTTATTACATGTGGATAATCATACTACTGTTAGCGGCGGCAGCTTTAACTCAACTACAAATATAACTACCTTTACCGGTGTTAGCTGGTTGAATACAGTTACCACACCTAATCACGATTTAGTAGTGATTGACACAAACACCAGTGCGTCACGAGTTGGACGTTACGCAAAACCTACGGTAGCAGGCACAAGCTTTACTGTACCGGGTAACTGGTCAGGTGTAACACTTACAATAGGTTACATATATCCATACCAAGTTAAATTTCCTA